AAGCGAGTTTGCTAAGTGCAAATCACACCTAAAGATGCTTGAGGCAGGATTCAGCAAGTGCGCTCTTATTGTGAGCAACACGCACCCTTATGAACCCTATATCACCAAAGACAATTGCATTGCTATCAATCATCCAAGCGAATGGGCAGGAGCAATCAAGAGGCTAAACGAAAACCCCAACCAAGTCCAAGACCTATCGGATTCGTTATACGAGTACGTTCAGGATTTCACGATGGACAAAATAAACGAACTGCGATGCTTTACATTGTAACCCCTTGCTCACGTCCTCAGAACCTCAAACGCATCAAGCAGTACATCCCTGAATGGGCTACGTGGGTGGTGATGATGGATGCCTCTACCGACTTCAAGGAAGCAACAGGCGCAAACGTAACCCACTACTCAAAGAAGACAGGACATTGGGGACATCCCCTACGCAATGAGTTCCTTGACCTCTACCAAGACCAATTCACGCAAGATGACTGGGTATACTACTTGGATGATGATAACATCCTACACCCGAAGTTCAACGAGCAATGGTCAAACCTGCATAACCTTGACTCCTCAATCGTAACGTGGGGACAAGAGGGAAGGCTACGCCCTACCGACCAACCAACAATCGGGAACATAGACACCGCTTGCTTTATGTTCAAGCCTTACCACTTGCCCAAGCTTCGCTTTGAGAATATCTACGAAGCCGATGGTCTATTTGCTTCTGCTGCCGCCCGACAAGGCACACTCATCTGCGTGGATTCGTACCTTTGTTACTACAACGCCCTGCGATGAAGAACCACACCAAAGTCTACCTAAAGGGAATGGGTTATGACACGACTGATTGGATTCCTTGCGAGGTATGTCAATCCCAAGCCGTAGACATCCATCACATAGAAGCACGTGGTATGGGAGGGAGCAAAGAGGCGGACACCATAGAGAACCTAATGGCTCTATGCCGCAAATGCCACAACGCATTCGGAGACCTAAAGCAGCATAAGGATATGCTCAAGGCAGTCCACAACCACCACCTTTCTAAAAGAGTTATTTAATTATGAAACGAGTACCCATCTCGCAGGTTATTCCTAACCCCACCAATCCACGCATAATCAAGGATGACAAGTTTAAAAAGCTTGTTAAGTCCATTGAGGAGTTTCCGCAGATGCTTGAGCTGCGCCCAATCGTAGTGGATAGCAATATGGTGGTGCTTGGAGGGAATATGCGCCTGAAGGCTTGCATCGCAGCAGGACTCAAAGAAGTACCCATCATCGTAGCGGACAACCTTACCGAGCAGCAACAGGCGGAATTCATCATCAAAGACAACGTAGGATTCGGAGAATGGGATTGGGACTTACTCGCCAACCAATGGGATGTAGAGGCGTTAGAGGATTGGGGTCTTGAGCTTCCGTTTGACAATACGCCTGTACTTGAAGCGGAGGAGGATGACTACGAAGCACCAAGCGAAATACAAACGGACATCGTATTAGGTGACCTGATAGAGATAGGCCACCACCGACTGTTGTGTGGGGACTCTACGGATTCAGATGCGATTGCAAAATTGATGAACGGAAATCGTGCAGCGATGGCTTTCACAAGTCCGCCATACAATGCAGGAAAAAGCGAGGCTTTAAGTGGCAACACTCATACGGGCGACAACAAATACAACGAGTACAATGACAATCAAAGCAAATCAGAATATCTTGACCTTTTGATTGGATTCACAAATAACGCCATCTTAAATTCAGAATATCTAATCTGCAACATTCAAAGTTTGGCAGGTAATAAGATTGCGCTTATAGAATACCTGTACGAATACCGAAACAATTTTATTGACGTTGCAATATGGGATAAAGGTCACGGTGCGCCTCAAATGGCGGAAAGTGTTATGAACTCTGCTTGGGAGTATATGTTCTTTATTTCATCAAAAGAAAATGCATCACGGGCAATACCAAATGCAAAGTTTAGAGGAAATGTCCCAAACATATATCGTGGAAAACCTCAACGAAATAATGAATTTTCATCAGTCCACGCAGCAACATTCCCAATAGACCTACCTGAATGGGCAATGCAATTCACAAATCAAGGTGATATTGTTTTAGACCAATTCATTGGAACGGGAACCACAATGGTAGCAGCACACCAACTCAACCGCAAGTGCTATGGTATGGAACTTGACCCAAAGTACTGCCAAGTGATTGTAGACAGAATGCACAAACTTGACCCATCACTTGAAATAAAAATAAACGGCAAGCCATATGGCAAATAATGACATCACTAAAAAGGCAATGCTTGAGGCTTTGGAGAAATCTTTAGGCGTTGTTACCTCTGCTTGCAAGACAGTTGACATCTCACGAGAAACGCACTACCGATGGATGCGTGAGGATGCTGACTACAAAGCAGCAGTTGAAGCACTATCAGACGTTGCCCTTGACTTTGCAGAAAGCCAACTGCACAAACAGATAAAGGAAGGCAACTCAACCGCCACCATCTTCTTTCTTAAAACAAAGGGCAAGAAGCGTGGATACATAGAACGCCAAGAGGTAGAGGTAGCATCAGGCAAGATGTTCCAAATAGAGGTGCTTGGGGAAGATTCAGACCAATAAGGTATTCAACCACCTCAAGCGCAGCGACAAGAAGATAGTCGTTGAGCAGGGCGGTACTCGGAGTGGGAAGACATATAACATCCTGCTCTGGGTGATTTTCTATTATACCGACCAGCATACGGATAAGACCATCACCATCTGCCGTAAGACGTTCCCATCGTTGCGTGCTTCGGTGATGCGTGACTTCTTTGATATCCTGCGTAGCCACGACCTGTACCGAGAGGAGTACCACAACAAGTCAAACCACGAATACTACCTCAATGGTAACCTCGTAGAGTTCATAAGCCTTGACCAACCGCAGAAGATACGAGGCCGCAAGCGTGACCTACTTTACATCAACGAGGCCAATGAGCTAACGTATGAGGATTGGCAGCAGCTCATCCTGCGTACCGAAGGCAGGGCAATCCTTGACTATAACCCATCTGATGCGTTCCATTGGATATACGATAAGGTTGTACCACGTGATGACTGCGACTTCTACCAGACCACGTACTTGGACAACCCATTCCTTGACGCTGGGGTAAAGGCAGAGATTGAACGACTCAAGGAAACGGATGATGACTACTGGCGTATCTACGGATTAGGTGAGCGTGGTATGAGCCGTGCCACCATCTTCCAATTTGGGATGAACGAGATACCTGCTGATGCAACCTTGCTTGCCTATGGTATGGACTTCGGGTACACCAACGACCCCACCTCGCTTGTTGCGGTGTACAAGTCGGGGGACACGTTGTACGCTGATGAACTCATCTACCAAACGGGGCTTACCAACCCCGATATCAGCAACAGGCTAAAAGACCTAAACCTTGACAGACGCACAGAGGTATACGCTGACTCTGCTGAACCCAAATCCATTGAGGAGCTGCATCGTATGGGATGGAATGTAAAACCCACGCAGAAGGGCGCAGATAGCGTCATAGTAGGTATTGACGTACTGAAGCGACACAAGCTATTCGTGACCCCACGAAGCAGCAACCTAATCAAAGAGATGCAGAACTACAAATGGGTAGAGGACAAGAACGGAAACCTCTTAAACAAACCCATTGATGCATTCAACCACGCCATAGATGCAATGCGCTACGCAACATACAACAAGCTATCCAAGCCGAACTACGGCCGCTATGCTATACGTTAAATTCTAAAGGTTATTTTATTGATGAAGCTCATTGTTCCAAACCAGATGAACGAAATCCGCTTGGCGGACTACCAACGCTTTGTGCGATTGGAAGGCGATGATGAATTTCTATCACGCAAAGCACTTGAAATCTTCTGCGGCCTATCTATGGATGTCATCCTTCAGATGAAGTCATCCTCACTCAACAAGGTCAACGATGTGCTGATGAAGTCGTTTGCGGAGCGACCACCATTAAAGCAGCGGTTCTTCATAGACAAGCAAGAGTTTGGGTTTATCCCATCGCTGGAAGAAATCACGGTAGGAGAGCTGAATGACGTTGATACATACATCTCAGACTGGTCAAAGATGCACAATGCTATGGCGGTGCTATACCGACCAATTACGGCAAAATTCGGAAACCGATACGACATAGAGAAGTACGAAGGCTCTGACAAGTATGCTGACAAAATGAAGGGCATAAGCCTTGACATTGCTATCGGTGCGATGCTTTTTTTTTGGACTTTAGGAAACGATTTATCGCAGGCTACCCTGAAATCTTTGGAGAAGGAGGAGGGGATGAATTTAGCCCCACTTCGCAGTTTTCTAAAAAATGGGGGTGGATACCAATATACTACCAACTCTCAGGAGGCAACCCACTCAAGTTTGAAGAAGTAGCACAGATGTCAGCAGCATTCGCATTTACCTATCTGACATTTGAAAAAGACCGCATAGAAACCGAAAATAGACTATTAGAAAAACAACTGAAACGATGAGGCAGTTTTACGATATCACCACCAAGCTCAAGGACACGCTTCAAGCGCATAGCCAAGTCAATGTGGTAACAACAGGCGATGTATACGATGTAGACCTAAACAAGCAGACGATATTCCCATTGTCTCATATTATGGTCAACCAAGCCTCTTTTGAGGGACAGGTAGTGCGTATGAGTATAAGCCTCATTTGTATGGACGTGGTAGACGAAACAAAAGAAGACCCACGAAGCCAAGCAGAGCCGTTCTACGGCACTTCTAACGTGCAAGACATACTCAACACCCAACTCGCAGTAATCAACGACGTGGTGCAAGAATTGCGCAGAGGGCAGTTGTACTCTGACTTGTACCAACTTGACGGCAACCCAACGTGCCTTCCGTTCACGGAGCGTTTTGAAAACCTGCTTGCTGGTTGGACTGCTACGTTTGATGTTCTTCTTTCTAACACCGAAATCAGCGTCTGCTAATGCAACTTCGGCAGGATATGGTGAAGGCAAGCCTTGAGAAGTTTGCTAATGGCGTTGTAGAACAGGCAAAGGCCAATCTTGCTCGTGAGAATAAAAACGTAACTGGAACGCTTGCTAACTCGCTTCAGTATGAGATTGAGGTCGGGGCAAACTCTATCTACCTACGATGGAAGATGGATGAGCTTGCTCCTTATTGGAAGTTTCAGGACTATGGTGTAAAAGGTAAAACGTCATCTAATAAAGCTCCCAATAGTCCATTCCGATTCGGGACGGGTAGTAGCGGTATGAAAGGTGGATTGACTCGTGCTATCAACCAATGGGTGCGCAGCAGGAGATTCCAATTCCAGAGCCGTGAGAAAGGAACGAAAGGTCAGTTCTTGAGCTATGATGCTACGGCATTCCTAATTACCAGAAGCATCTACAATAAGGGCATCCGCACCACGAGCTTCTTTACCAAACCATTTCAATTGAATTTTGAGCAACTTCCCACCGAAATTGCGCAGGCTTATGCGCTTGAGGTTGCTGACTTCTTACGATTCACGTTGCAACAGAAACCACAACAATGAGTACACCTGTATCAGCGACACCAGCATCTATTGCTACGGCTCGCAGCCCCATCTTCATCACGGGCAAGAATAACACGCTACCCAACGACTCGCTGGATGCGATGAGCGTGAACATTAGCTCGTACACGGGAACACAAACGCCCGTAGTAAGCCCAACGACCTACACGCTATCTAAGAACTACTCCATCAACGAGGTCATCAACTTTGAGATTTCCGACTTGGTTCGTGAGAAGTTCCAGCATCCATTCGGCAAGGCATTCATCACCGAACCAAGCGCATCCGAAACAGGCGAAGCGGTATGGGTACGCAGAACGGGTGACTGGACTTATTCTAATAACGGAGCAGCACCCGAAAGCGGAGTAATTGGTACAATTTACTTTTTGGCTCTTGATGGCTACAAATCTTTAGGAGAACTCCAAAACGCAGGAGTCACTCAAGCAGGACTTGTAACCTCACGACCATTCCAAGTGCTTGCAGGCAACTCACAGAGCCTTGCCGTATCGTACAATACCTACTCAGGCGTTAACGGCTTTACGATTGAAATCAACGGAGTAGAGTACTGGTTCTCGCTCAAGGATGAACTCGGATGGGCTAACACAACCACGACATCTACGCAGATGGTCATTTACATTCCGAGTGGGGTAACCAACGTAGCAACATTCTTGGGCGTAACACCCACCGATGACTATACCATCAATCTGCTTGTCAACAACGAATGCGTCAGCTACAATGACCGAGTAAAGTCAGATGGCGGAGTTGTAGAAGGATTTAACTGCCTATGCGAAGCGGTAGACGCTCTTGGCGGCAACGATGACAAGGTAGCCTACGACTTTGAGGTGGTATGTGAGCCTAAGTATGACCCATACCTAATTCAGTTCGTAAACAAGTACGGAGTATCTGACTACCTCACGTTCTTCAAGAAGTCAACCGAGCAGGGTAACTTCACGCAAGACCAATACCAAAAGAGCATCTATGCGGATGCTTATACGGATGTTAACTACTTGAACGGCAAATACCAATCGTTTAATATCAATTCTCGCAACACGCTAACGCTCAACACGGGATTCGTGGATGAATCGTATGGTGCTATTATGGAGGAGATTCTGATGAGCGAGAAGGTAGCCGTATACGAGGATGGGCAATGGGTTGCTATCGTTCCAAATCGTGGAACTATTGACTACCAGAAGTCCATCAACGACAAGACCATCAATTACACAATGAGCTTCACCTATGCGTTTGACCAACGGATGCTTGTACGATGAATAAGGTTGATATTTATGTCAATGGTCAACGGCTTGATGTATTCCAAGATGAGGAGATAAACCTCAACATCTCGGTGCAGAATGTTCAGGACATCAGCAAGGTATTCACCGACTTCACGCAAGGGTTCACCATTCCTGCTACGCCAACGAATAACGCCATATTCGGACACTACTACCGCACCGATGTAAGCGGCACTTTTGATGGCCGCCTGCGCCAATCTGCGTTTATTGAGATTAACTCGTTGCCGTTTCGCTCTGGCTCAGTAGAGCTTGAAGGAGTGCAACTAAATGGTACTGAACCATACGCATACAATATTACGTTCTATGGAGGCTTGGTAAACCTCACCGACTTATTTGGTGATGACTACCTATACGACCTCAACTTCAGCGCATACGACCACGCTTATACGGATAATGCAATCTTTGACCGATTCACTACCGAATACGACAATGCGTTCTTTTATCCGCTGATGAGTCCTGTAAAGAATTGGTTTTACAATTCAAGTAACAGCAGTCACGATGATTCAAATATAGCTTGGCATAACCTAAGCGAAGCGCACGGAATTCACTACTACGAGTTGAAGCCTGCGATGAAGGCATACGCTATATTGGATGCGATAGAAGCAAAATACGGAATCACCTTTACGGGTTCATTCTTGTCGGCCAACCCATTCGTAGACCTATCGCTATGGCTTCACCGCTTTGAGGGTTATATGTTCTCAAGTGGCAATGACATTGAATGGAGGCTCATTAATTTCAACCGAAACACAGGCAGCGGTAGCCAATTCAATCTGACTACCGAAACGTGGACAGTACCAGAGAGCAAGGAGTACGACCTTGACATCACGATGGCTAACGTAGACCAGCCATACGAACTTGGCGTGTTCCGCAATGGTGTGTTTGACTATTCTATTTTGGTAGATGCACATCCTGCTTCATCGGTTACAAGTACGATGGAGAATCTGCTATACACGGAAGGTGATGCCATTCAGTTATTCATCCGACCACAGGTAGCAGCACAGATGAACTATCAATGCACCGACTATTCAGGCATTAACTCTTTAGCTGGTGTTGAGTTCTCGGTAGACCAAACGCTTGCTGCGGTGTACACCTTCAATGTGGTTGTTTCTGACTTGATGCCTGAAATCAAGGTCAAGGATTTCCTTGCTGGTATTCTTAAGATGTACAATATGGTAATCGTACCGACTACATCTACCTCCTTCTTGCTTCAGCCGTTGGATGATTGGTACGCAGCAGGAAGCGACAAGGACTACCAACAATACTTTGACATTACGGAGTACTCGGTAAACCGACCTCCGCTATTTAGGGAGATTGAGTTCAAATACCAAGACACGGAGCAGATACTCGGCTTCCAATACCAAAAGGTTAACAATACAGGGTTTGGTGACCTTCGCAACTTCTTTGCATTTGATGGTGAGGAGTTCATCATTGAAGTTCCGTTTGAGTGTCCATTGTTTGAGAGGCTTACCGATTTAGACACGGGAGTATTAACCAACGTACTTGTCTACAAGAGCATCACGGAGAATACAAACGAGGATGGCACATTTAACAAATACTTAGGTGCGCCTGTTGTTTTTTACGCTTCGTATGGTGATTACAACATCAGTTCCAACCCCGTTGCTTTTGTTAACTCGGACAATACAAGCAGCAGACAGGTGGACTATTGTTGGTATGCTAATACATCCAATCTACCAACAAGCGCAGGAGCATCGTACTCCACGTGCTTTGGTGCAGATATTGACCCATACCATTTGCAAAGCGTAAGCCGTAGTTTATACAATACGGAGTGGGTTGACTATATCACCGACCTTTATAATGCTAAGCGCAGAGTCTTTCAAGTAGATGCAGTTCTACCACTTGGTGCTATGCTATCTATGAACCTGCAAAATGCAGTAATCTGGAACAACAACAAGTATATTGTCAATTCCGTGCAGGTGGGTTTGACTACGGGAAAAGCAACATTTGAACTCCTTAACGTAGTATGAAGAAAGGATTTATAGGTTATTTAGTAGACGTACTTCAGTCGGACGATTGGGTTGGAGTTAGTGAGAATGTTGAAATCGCAAAAGGCAAATACCACATACCCAGCAACTGGCAAGACGCTAAAAAGATAATCAGAAGGCAATGGCTGAAGAAGTAAACATTAATATAAGCATCACCACGAATGCTGCTCCTGCCGCTGACAAAATCACGAAGGAACTTGATGGCGTAAAGAGAAAGGCCAAAGAGGTCAAGGATGAGCTTTCCGAAGCCTTTGACCAACCTGCTCAAGGCGATAGCAAAATCAAGCAGGGCACCCAAGACGTTGAAACATTAAAGAGGACGCTTCAGCCAATCAAAGGTCTTATTAATGACCTTACTGGCGGAATGTCAGATGCGTTCTTTCAGGCGTATCAGTCGGTCAAGGCAGCAACGGTTGGTGTAAAAGGGCTTGACCTTGCTCTTAAGACCGCTGCTTTTGGTGTTGCTATCCTTGTAATCCAGAGCCTCGTTGAGTTATATGGCGAGCTTACCACTTCAGCAGAGGAAGAAGCAGAGGCTCTGAAGAAGGCTGATGAGGCTAAAAAACAATATATAGACACCACTCGCCAAGCTGCTGATGCTCTTGACAAGGAGCGCAAGGCTCGTGATGGTGCATCAAATGAAATCAAGCGTGAAGTCGCTGAATTGGAAGCATCTGGAGCAGCATCCGAAACAATATATGCAAAGCGCAAGGAGTTGCTCAATTCAGAGCTTCAAGACCTAATTGCTCGTCAGGCATTCTTATACGATGATGCAGAGGCTCAAAAGCAAATCTCTCAGGACATCCTTGACAAGCAGTCTGCACTCCGCGCGCTTGACTTAGCAGAGGACAAGCGTGTGCGTGATGCAAAAGCAGCAGCCGCAAAACAAGCAAAGGAAGACCGAGAGCGTGAGCGTCAGGAGGAGTTTAACCGACTGAACGCAATCATCGTCAGCAATAACTATTGGGCAGACGAGCTTCAGAAGGCCGTAGACAAGGGCAATGAGGCAGTACGTGCAAGAGGCCAATTCAGCGTTCAGCAGCTTGAGTTCTACCAAGACCAGCTTCAGCAGCTTGACGATGAAGACACTTGGGCAGCAGAAGAACGAATGATTCGCCAAGCAAGAGCAAGAAAGGCAGAATCTGATGCAGCAGATAAAGCACGTAAAGACGAGGTAGATAAAGAGAGAGCCTTCCGCCAACAACTACAAGACCTTGCCGTTGACTCTGCGCTCGGCACTATCGGTGCACTAAAGGAATTGAATGGCATCTACGACCAAACAAATAAAGAGGCATCAGAGCGAGCATTCAATCGTAACAAAGCGTTAAGCATTGCTGAAACGATTGTTTCTACTTATGCAGCAGCACAAAAGGCATACACCTCACAACTCATCATTGGTGACCCAACATCAGTTGTTCGTGGTCAAATTGCTGCGGCAGTAGCTATTGCAGGCGGTCTTGCTCGTGTAGCAGCAATTTCTGCAACAAAATTCCAATGGACTGACAAGGAGCCTACTGCTCCATCAATATCATCAGCTGCCGCAGGCGGTGGTGCATCAATTCCTGCTCCTCAGTTTAACATCGTTGGACAGAGTGGAACGAACCAGCTTGCACAAAGCATAGGAAGCCAATTTAACCAACCCATCCGTGCGTATGTGGTGGGACAAGATGTGACTACCGCACAACAACTGCAACGCCAACGAGTAAGAACCGCAACATTCGGATAATGAAACTTATTGAACTAATCTTAGATGAAACGATGGCACTCACTGGGATTGATGCCATCAGCCTCGTAGAGCATCCTGCTATTGAGGAGGACTTTATTGCACTCAAATCCGAGCGTGTAGAGTTCGCTGCACAGGATAACGAGAAGCGTATCTTAATGGGAGCAGCACTCGTTCCCAACAAACCCATCTACCGAGTAAATGGTGAGGAGGAGTTCTACGTTTACTTCAGCCAAGACACCATCCGCAAAGCGAGTGAGATGTTTTTTCAGAAGGCAAACCAGAACAACGCTACACTTGAACACGAAGTAGAAATCAACGGACTCACGGTTGTAGAGAGTTGGATTATTGAGGATGAGGTTCACGATAAGAGCAAGAAGTACGGATTTGATTTGCCTGTTGGTACGTGGATGGTTTCTATGAAGGTCAACAACCCAGAGATTTGGGATGGCTTCGTAAAGACGGGCAAGGTCAAGGGCTTCTCTATTGAGGGTTACTTCGTTGACAAGATGAACTTCGCCAAGCAGGAGATGGAGCGTATTGAGGAGCAAGAGGCGGCTCTGCTGCTATCGCAAATCGTAGCCATCATCAAGAAGGATGGTCGCAAGAAGTCAGGTAAGCGTATGGAATTGGAATCCTACTCGGACTACCCACAAGCGGTACGCTCTAACGCCAAGCGTGGTATCGTGCTGAACGAGAAGAACGGAAACAAGTGCGCTACGCCTGTTGGTAAGGTAAGAGCGCAGCAGTTGGCGCAAGGTAAACCCGTGAGCGTAGAAACCATCACCCGTATGTACTCGTACCTGTCAAGAGCCGAAGAATACTACGATGAGAACGACACCAACGCTTGCGGCACTATTAGCTACCTCTTGTGGGGAGGACTTGCTGCAAAGCGTTGGGCTGAATCTAAACTTAAAGAATTGGGCAAACTATGATACGACCACAAAAGCTACCCGTAGCCTCACCACGAGGCGGCAACAGAGGATGCCTCTGTAAGGATAACACCTACTCACGTAAATGCTGCGATGGCTCTCTTCCCGCTCAGGGCATAGGCTCATTGACTGGTCAAGGTGATGTAGAACTCAATCCATAAAATGTTACAAATAACCAACCCTCTTTTATTTAGTTAGATATGAAAGCAAATAATATCCTTAACCGCATCCTTGCCGAACTTAGCTCCATCCGTGAGGTTAAGTTTGAGCAAATGACTCTTGAGAACGGTGCCGTTCTTGAGGCTGAAGTATTTGAAGCAGGAAACGAGGTATTTGTCGTAAGTGGCGAAGACCGTGTTCCCGCTCCTGTTGGTGAGCATCTTCTTGCTGATGGCCGTGTATTGGTTATCGCTGAAGAAGGTGTAATCGCTGAAATCAAAGAGAAGGCTGAAGAAGTAGAGGAGAAGGTAGAGATTGAAGTTGAGGCTTCAGTTGAAGAACCTGCTACCGAGCTTGCTGAAGTTGAAGTAAAAGAAGAAGCTCCTGCCGTTGCAGCCATCGTGGAGAAAGTCCTTGAGGAGATTGCAATGATGCGTGAGGAGATGAAAGCAATGCGTGAGGAGATGGGCGGCTACGCCAAGAAGGAGGAGATGGCTGCGGTTAAAGCCGAGCTGTCTGCCGCACCTGCTGCTAAGCCCATCAAACACAACCCCGAGAAAAAGCAAGTCAACAAGGTAGAATTTAACCGCCCCTCAAAGGCGATTGACCGAGTCCTTGCACGTCTTAACAAATAATAAAACCCGAAAATGGCTACGACCACTTCAATCACTACTTCGTACGCTGGACAATTTGCCTCCAAGTACATCTCTGCTGCTCTGTTGAGCGCAGACACGCTGGACAAAGGACTCATTGAAATCCTTCCCAACGTAAACTTCAAAACCACCCTGCAAAAGGTTAACACCGACTCTATCGTTCGTGACGCAACTTGCGACTTTGACGCTACGTCTACGCTGACCTTGACTGACCGAGTTCTTGAGGTTGAACCATTCCAAGTTAACCTGCAGCTCTGCAAGAAGGACTACTACGATTCGTGGATTGGCGGTCAGATGGGCTTTTCTGCCTACGACAGCATCCCCGCTTCGTTCGCTGACTTCCTTATCGCCCACGTTGCTGCCAAGACTGCCCAGAAGATTGAGCAGAACATCTGGAATGGCAACGCTGCTTCTGCTGGTGAATTCTCTGGCTTCCTGTCTTTGATGACCGCTGACGCTGATGTAGTTGACGTAACCGCTACCACTGTAACGGCTTCTAACGTAATCACCGAGCTTGGTAAGGTTGTAGACGCTATCCCTGCTGCCCTTTACGGCAAGGAGGACTTGACCATCTACGTTCCGCAAAACGTTGCTAAGGCTTACGTTCGTGCTTTGGGTGGCTTCGCTGCTGCTGGTGTAGGTGCTAACGGTGTTGAGAACAAAGGCACGATGTGGTACGGCGACCAGCCCCTGTTCTTTGATGGTATCAAAGTAGCTATGGCTAATGGTCTTCCTTCTAACAAGATGGTTGCTGCTCAAGCTTCTAACCTGTTCTTCGGTACGGGTCTGCTGAACGAGCGTAACGAGGTTCGTGTCCTTGATATGGCTGACCTTGATGGCTCTGACAACATCCGTGTTATCTTGCGCTTCTTCGCAGGTGTACAATACGGCATCGGAACTGACGTAGTTCTCTACTCTTAATCCGAGTACATAGATTAAACCACGAGGGGGTGTGGGTTCTGCCCCGCCCCCTTTTTTAATTCCAAATAAACACAATGGCTTGCGATTTAACTAAAGGGCGGAAAGTTCCGTGTAAAGACGTAGTAGGCGGTATTTATGCCGTTTACTTTGTAGACTTTGGTGACTTGGGTACTATCACCCTCACCAACGATGAGGTTACCGACATCAGCGGTACGTTCTCTGCATACCAGTACTTGGTAAAAGGTAACTCATCTTTTGAGCAGGCATTCAACTCAAGCCGTGAAAATGGTACTACCTTCTTCACGCAGACGCTGAACCTGACCTTGACCAAGCTTACCAAAGAAGATAACAAGGAGCTTAAGCTCTTGGCCTACGGACGTCCCTACGTTATCGTACAGGACTACAACGGCAATGCCTTCTTGATGGGTAAGAACTACGGAGCAGAGGTTACGGGCGGCACTATCGTAACGGGTGCTGCTATGGGTGACCTTTCTGGCTACACGCTTGTAATGGAGGCTCAGGAGCAACTTCCTGCTAACTTTATCGCAGGTGCTACGACTGCTAATCCGTTTGCTGGACTTGCTTCTGCTAACGACACGATTGTTGTAGGTACGAATTCGTAACTTATATTTGTCTTGTGCTATTGAACGGAATGGCGCAAATGGATGGAGAGGGGGGCGAAAGCCCCTCTTTTTTTATACAAAAACTGAAGGCGAGGTTATTTAGTTGAGATGCATATTATACGCCCCACTCAAACACAAACTATTCAGTTCATCCCAAGAGTTGCGATAGCATCTCCTGTTGTTCAGATTATAGATGAGAGCCGAAACAAAGACATCTCATCTGATATTCTAAATCAGTCGGGTTCATATTCAAATGGATTCACTACGTTATTTTTGACGTTTAAGAATGGTAAGTTCCCTGTTGAGGGTCGCTTCTACTACTTTAAGGCGTTCTCAAATAACGGCAACACGCTATGCTACCAAGACCGATTGTTCTGCACGGCTCAAACTGAATATGACAAATACACGGTAAACCAAAATGTCTACACCGAAGAAACAAGCTACGACAACGAGTACATCATCATCTAAAGTACACGTAGTCAATTTGAGTTCCTACACCACCCCTAACATTAGCGAGGTGCAGGGAAAGGATTGGGTGCAGTATGGCGATGACAATAACTACTTCCAATACCTGATTGACCGATACAACGGCTCACCAACCAACAACGCACTAATCAATGGCGTGGTGGACTTTATCTATGGTGAGGGATTGGATGCTACGGATTCTGCTAAGAAGCCTGCTGACTACGCTGCAATGCGTGGCCTGTTCAGCAAGGAAACCGTACACAAGCTTGTTGCTGACTACAAGATGATGGGTCAATGCGCTATCCAAGTCATCTACTCGCAAGACCACAATACCATCGTAGAAACTGAGCATATCCCTATTGAGAGCCTTCGTGCAGAGAAGTGCGATGAGGATGGCGAGATTAAGGGCTACTACTACGCCAAGAGTTGGTCGGATGTTGCTTCACGCAAAGAAACGCCTGTACGCATCCCTGCTTTTGGAACGAGCCGTGAGGGTCTTGAGGTATTGTACATCAAACCCTACCGAGCAGGATTCTACTACTACTCACCCGTAGACTATCAAGGCGGATTACCTTACGCAGAACTTGAGGAGGAGATTGCAAACTTCCACATCAACAACATCCAGAACGGCCTAAACCCTTCAATGCTCATCAACTTCAACAACGGAGTACCGAGCGAGGAGGAGCGTAGAGCTATTGAGATGCAAATTGCAAACAAGTTTAGCGGCACGAATAACGCAGGGAAGTTCATCTTGGCGTTCAACGACAATGCTGAATCAAAAGCAACACTTGATACAGTACAACTGAGCGATGCTCACAACCAATATCAGTTCCTGTCCAACGAGGCAATGCAGAAGTTGATGGTGGCTCACCGCATCACTTCTCCGATGCTGATGGGCATCAAGGATAACACGGGCTTAGGAAACAACGCAGACGAGCTTAAAACAGCCTCTATCCTGTTTGAGAATATCGTTATCAAGCCGATGCAAGAAACCATCTTGGATGGCATCAATAAGATTCTCTCATACAATGACCTTCGCTTGAACATCTACTTTAAGACGCTTCAGCCTCTTGAATTCAGCAATCTTGTTGTAGAGGATGCCGAAGTGGTAGAAGAAGAAACGGGAATCAAGGTTAGCGAAGCGCAGCCTGTTGGTGGCGTTCCTGCAGAGGCTCAAGAGGAGCTTATCCAGAAGGAGGCTTCGTACAACGGAGCGCAGATTGCAAGCTCACTTCAGATTATGCAGGGCGTAAAAGATGGTGTCCTAACGATAGACCAAGCCATTACGTTCCTTGTGCAGATGCTTCAGTTTGACCCGCAAGTTGCTAAAGCCCTATTTGCTGGCAACTCCTCTACTATCATTGCTCAGATGAAGTCACACAAATTCAAGCAAGAAGTACCTGAGTTCACCCACGAAGAAGAACACAAGTGGATTGAGGCTCTGCGGGGAAAGGGTGAGGTCGTTGACTTAAACGAATGGGAACTCATCTCTGATGAGGTAGTCAGCGACCCCGACAATGAGGACACCCACCTCGCCACGCAGTACAACTTTGCCGTAGAGGACTTTAGCAATGCCGATGAAAAGAGCAATGCTGATAGTGGCTTGTATAAGATTCGCTATGCCTACACCCGCAACTTGTCGGCCAATAGCCGTGAGTTCTGCCAAGAAATGGTAGCAGCAGCAAACGGAGGAGTAGTATTCCGAAAGGAGGACATTGATATGATGAGCTTCAGCGGTGTCAATGGGCAGTTCGCTCCCGAAGGACAAAGCGTCTACTCCATTTGGAAGTGGAAGGGCGGAGCATTCTGCCACCACGCTTGGAGGCGTTTGGTATACTTCCGAAAGCGTGCTGGAGGAAAGTTCCTACCGAACGAAGGATTGGAGAATGACAAGGTTGTATCTACGGAAGCAGCAATCAAGGCAGGAGTGCCATCAAGCAAGTTGAACCCAAATGCTTGGGAGCAGGCTCAAACTCGCCCTATTGATACGCCTTCACGTGGTTCATTAAAATACAAATAGAAAAATGGCAACGGCACTTTGGATTAAGCGAGAGGATTTGGTGCGGCAGACCGCATTGGGTGGTAACGTGGACACGGATAAGTTTATTCAGTTCATCAAGATTGCCCAAGAAATCCACATCCAAAACTACACAGGCACGAAGCTCTACGACAAGATTAGCAACGACATCATTGCAGGAACGCTTGCGAATCCCTACTTGGCGTTGGTGAATGATTATCTTCAGCCGATGCTGATTCACTATGCGATGGTGGAGTACTTGCCTTTTGCTGCGTACACAATCGCCAATGGCGGTGTATACAAGCACACAAGCGAGAATTCAACAAGCGTAGAAAAGAACGAGGTTGACTTTTTGGTTGAGAAGGAGCGCAACATTGCTCAGTACTATACTGACCGCTTCATCACCTATATGAGCTACAACCAAGCGCAGTTCCCTGAATACTATCAAAACTCAAATGC